CATCATCAGCGGCGAGACGCTGGCCAACGTCAAGTCGGTCTATTCTGAGAAGGAAGCCTTCTACCTGCTGACGCTGCCGTCTGTCAAAGAGGTCTATTGCTTTGACACCCGCGTGCAGTTGCAAGACCAGTCATTTCGCGTCACGACCTGGGACTCGATTGAGCCGACTGCATTGTTCTCCCGCAAGAATGGCGATGTGCTAATCGGAAAGAACGGCTACGTCGGCAAGTACTTCGGCTATCAAGATTACACATCTGCTTATCGGATGCAGTACTTCACGAACCACGCCGACTTGGGCAACCAGAACGTCACTTCGATTCTGAAGCGCTTGAAAGTCATCGTGATCGGTGGCTCTAACCAGTTCGTCACGGCCAAGTGGGCGTTTGACTTCTCGGCCAACTACCTCTCGTCTAACATGTCAATCCCGACTCAAGGCGAGTCGGAGTATGGCATCGCTGAATATGGCGCTAACGGCGTTCCGGTGGCACAGTACGCAGATGGCGTTGCACTGCAACAGCTTCAGACGCCAGCCAGCGGCAGCGGTAAGGTCGTGCAAACCGGCTACGAATCCAACATCAACGGATCTCCCATGTCGATCCAGAAGATCGAGATCCAGGCTAAAGAGGGCAAGGTATCATGAGCGCCAACTTGAAGCTGGTGCCAATAGCCAAGCCATGCAATCGTTGCTTGGTAGACAAGCCTGTTTCCGAATTCTCAAAAAATTCTAGTTCCAAAGACGGGCTTCAATATCGGTGCAGGGCTTGCGATTTAGCCTATCAAAACGAACGTAGAGCAAAAAATCGAGACTCCTTGGCGCGGTATCACAGAGACTATCAAAAAGAACGCCGAAAGAATTTTGAGTATCGGCTTCAGATGCTTGTCAACGCATCAAAGCAACGCGCGCGGCTTCACCAGCGCGAGCATTCGATTTCGGTAGAGGATGTTAAAGCCATCTATCCAGCGGACGGGAAGTGCCCAATTTTTGGCGTAACGCTTGCTTTTAACAAAGCAGGATTTAGGGACGACAGCCCTAGCATCGACAGAATAGATTCATCCAAAGGCTATACGCGCGATAACATCCAAGTAATTTCGTGGAAGGCAAATCGAATCAAAGGCGCTGCATCGCTAGAAGATTTAGAGTTGCTGGTCGCGTACCTGAAGCAAGGAGCTTAAATTGTCAAATTACGTTCAGAGCACCAATTTTGCGACCAAGGACAACCTGTCCTCTGGCGATCCGCTTAAGATCGTCAAGGGCACGGAGATCAATACTGAGTTCGCCAACATCGCTATCGCTGTAGCTACGAAGGCCGATCTGGCATCGCCGACGTTCACGGGCACGCCTTCCATGCCTACTGGCACGACAGGCGTCACGCAATCGTTTGGAAATAGCACGACGGCTCTGGCCACCACGGCGTTTGTGCAAGCTGCGCTTGCGGCTTTGTACCCGGTCGGTTCAATCTACACCAACGCTACGAACAGTACCAACCCTGGTACGTTGCTCGGATTTGGCACTTGGACGGCCTTCGGCGCTGGGCGCGTCATGGTTGGCTTTAACGCCAGCAACGCGCTGTTCGATACGGCTGAAGAGACTGGTGGTAGCGCGGACGCGATTGTGGTCAGCCATACGCATACATTTAGCACTACAACCAATACCGCTGGATCGCACCGACATGTTCTTCAGTTTAGAGATAGCGGTCTTGGAGGTAATAACGATGCCGTGCCGGGTTCGGGCGGTAATTTAGGCGCAACTAATAGTGCTGCGATAGCCCCCAATGGTGACCATAGCCACACGGTGTCAGGTACGACCGATAGCACCGGCTCCTCTGGCACCAACGCCAACTACCAGCCGTACATCACTGTATATATGTGGAAGCGGACTGCGTGAAAACGCCGGTGGTTGCCAGCGATGACTACACCCTGTATCTTGAAGACTACAACGGGTTTGAGTTCATCCATTGCGACTGCCGACGCTGGACGAATGAGGTAAGAAAGCGGATGTCAGAAGATCTTGTAAAAATTCAGACGGGTGACTTGTACGCCATCCACGAGATTGAAGACACGAAGCACGCAAAGTTTTTGAAGTTGTTCGGGTTTAAATTTTTGGAAGATTTTGTCGGTGCTGACGGTAAGGCCCGACAGACATATGTCAGGAGAGCATGATGGGCGTTGAAGCAGCAATCATTGGGGGAGGCCTTCTCGGAGGCATGATGCAAGGCAGCTCTGCCCGCCGTGCGGCGCAGATTCAAGCGGACGCGCAGCGGGAAGCCGCTCAGACCGCCGCTGAAGAAGCGCGTTTTCGCCCTGTAGGCATCACGACGCGCTTTGGCCAGTCAGCCTTTGAATACGGCCCTGAAGGCCGCGTCACTGGCGCTGGCTATCAACTCGCCCCCGAGTTCCAGGCGTATCAGAACCGTCTGCTGGGCCTGGCTGGCCAGGGTCTGACCCAGGCTGAGATGGCTCCGCAGCAGTTCGCACCGCTGACTGGCGCAGGCGCAAGCCTGTTCAATCTGGGCCAACAGTATCTGGCCGAGACGCCCGAGCAGGTTGCGGCCAAGTACATGGCAAGCCAGCAGAACCTGCTGGCCCCTAGCCGTGAGCGTCAATTTGCCCAACTGCAAAACCAGTTGTTCCAGACGGGCCGTGGCGGTCTGTCGGTTGGCGCAACCGGCATGCGTCCTGGTGGCGGTGCTGGCCTGGGCGCAACTACCCCCGAGCTGGAGGCGTATTACAACGCCATCGCACAGCAAGACGCTGCTCTGGCCGCTCAGGCCCAGCAAGCAGGTCAGCAGCAACTGGCGTTTGGCACGGGTCTGTTTGGCACTGGCGCTCAGATGTTCGACCTTTACGGTCGCGGCCAAGTCGGTGCTCTGGCTCCCTATCAAGCGTTCTTGGGCGGCGCTCAAGGCCTGGAAGCTCTGGGCCAGCAGCCGCTGGAGCTGGGATCGGCTCTGGGCGGTCGGATCGCTAACCCGACGGGTGCTAATGCGCTGTATCAGGGTGGCATAGCTGCGGCTCGTTCGCAAGCTGCTGCGGACGCATACAACCCGTTCGCTACTGCATTGACATCGTTTGCGGCTAATCCAGCGGCAGCGCGAGGGTTGCGAAGCATGTTTCCGACCACTAGCGGCTTTGGCGTAGATGGATACGGCGCAGGCGTAAACCCCTACTCGGGCGAGTTCATGGGTTCTCTGGAGTTCTAATATGGCAACTGACATCGTCCAATCCCTGTTTGGCGTGACGCCAGAGATGTACCAGCAGCGTCAAGCTGCTGCGGCTGACGAGCGTGCGTTAGCTCTTTCACAACTTGATCCGATGCAGCGTGCTGAGTTCAACATCGGTCGAAACGCCTATCAACTGGCTGGCGCGCTGGGTGGTACTGATCCTGAACTAGCCCGCATCAGTGCTCGTCAATCCATCGCCAAGCAGATTGACTTCAATAATCCCGCCTCAATTCAGCAAGCCATGACTACGCTCCAGCGTTCTGGTGATATTGCTGGTGCAATGCAACTGATGCAAGTTGCTGACCAGGCAACGCAGCGTCAAGTTCTCCAGGCAGAGCGCGACCAAAAGGCACGTTTACTTCGTCAAACGCAGTTGGCCGAGCGTATTGCTCAGAGTGCGTATCGACCCGGTGAAGAAGCATACATCCCGGAAGGTCGCGCACTGCGTGATGATGAAGGCAATCTCATGCCTGGGGCTGTTGCGACTCCGTCTAGCTTTGACGTCCGCCGAGTGACTCCTGAGCTTATGGCTCTGGGCGCTCCTGGCATTGCACAGTTGAAGGCGCTGACAGAGGCCCAAAAACTGATGCAACCTGAAACTGTCAGCATCAAAGAAGGCGAAACTCTTTACAGCGTTCCGACCACGCCTGGCGGAGAGTACAAGCCGGTTGTCATGGGCGGAGCCAAGCCGACTCCGTTCACCGGAGATATGGCTAACGCGGCAAATATTCTTTACAGAACCACTGACCCCGCAAAGATTTACAACCAGTTCGGGCAGGCTGGACTTGATGCTGTTGCCAAGCAAGCCGAAAGAATTGCTGAAGGTAAACGCCCTGTCACTAACATTACAGCGCCTGTCACCATCAGCATGCAAAAGGGCTTTGGTGAAAACCTCACCGAAACCATCACTAGCAACTTGAAGGCTGGTCGTTCTGCTGTCTCAACAATGTCAACTGTTGAGAACATGAAGACGCTTCTTGATGAAGGCGTCAGAACTGGCTTTGGCCAGGAGACATTGCTTAAACTCGGTCAAGCGGGTCAGTTGTTTGATCCTAACTTCAACACCAAAGGGCTGGCGGGTCAAGAAGCATTCCAAGCCTTCTCGACTCAAATCGTGCTGCCGCAGGTTAAGCAACTTGGTGCTAACCCGACCGATACTGACTTGAAGTTTATTGTGACTGGCTCTGCTGGCCTTGCGAAAACTGTTGAAGGAAACCGACTCCTGCTTGACACTTTGCAGTTGAAACTGCAACGTGAGCAAGATCTGGCCAAGTTCTCTAACCAGTGGCTTGCATCCAATAGCCAGCTCGTCAAGACTGATCCTATTAGCGCGCAAGCTAAGTTCAATACGGATTTCGACACTTACACGCAATCTAGCCCGCTGTACGGCCCCGCTTCTAACAACTTGCGCGCTCGTTACTCGGCTCTTGGTGGTAATGTTCGCGGATCTGAGCCTGCACGGCGTGCGGCCCAAGCTGGTGGTTTGACCAAATAAGGAAACGAAATGGCATCCTTGAATGACCAAATCCAAGAGTTCCGAGACGAACTTCAAATTTCCAAAGAAGAAGGCCGGATAACTCCTGAAGGCCAGAAGATGCTCGACCAGCTTAATACCAAGAGCTGGTCTACGGGTGGCTTTGGTCAGTTTTTGCAAGGTCTATCGCTGAACTTTAGCGACGAAGCCATTGGTTCTTTTAAGTCTTTTCTCAGCCCTGGCCCTGCTCAAGTTGCAAGACAGATTGCGCCAATGACTCCAGAGGGGCAGCAGCCTCCGACTCCTCGTGAGGTTGGTGTTGCACTTGAGCGAATTGGCTTGCAAGAGACGGCCAGAACAGCGCCAATCAGCAGCATCGCGGCAAACATTGCCGGAGGTGCAACTCCGGCCATCGTAACTCGTGGCCGCGCAGCTCCTGGCGGCACTGCTGCTCAGATCGGTCTTGCTACTGCGGCAGGCGCAACGGCTGGGTTGGGAGAATCTGAGGCCGAACTATTTAGCCCTGAATCAATGAAGTCTGCTGCCATCGGCGGCGGTATTGCTGCAGTTGCTTTGCCGGTCGGGAAACTTGTTGGAAAGGGCACTGGGGCTGTTTATCGTGGCGTTGTAAACTCAATATTTAACAACCCGCAGCGTCTTGGCACGGATGAGGCGCGAGCACTGATTAAACAGGCGCTGGTTTCCGATGTTGGCGGTGTTGATGAAGCAATCCAGTTTGTGCTTGCTCGCAAAGGAAAGCCATACACGCTCGCAGATGTTGGGCCAAATACAAGAACATATTTAGATGGGGCAAACACCATCCCAGGGCCTGGAAAGAAAGAAGCGCAAAACTTCCTGCAAGAGCGTGATAAGGGAATGCTCGCTCGGTTAACGAGCGATCTGCAAGTAGCATTTGGCTCTAAAGCAGCTTTCTTTGATGAGTTCAACGCTCTCAAGACAGCGCGATCTACTTTGGGCGGCGCTCTTTATGAACGAGCACTGAAAAAAGACATTCCGGTCACGCCTGATCTGGTGTCTTTGATGGAGCGCCCTAGTGTCCAGGACGCCTATAAGCGAGCCGTTAATCTGGCTCAGGAGCAGGGCGTTAAGTTGCCGGACGTTGCTATTGATAAGGGTCGGCTTGTGACTGCTGATGGCAAACCAGTCACCAGCATTAACAGCACGTTCCTTCACTTCATCAAGATGGGCCTTGACGATGTTGTTTACACTGGGAAAAGCCCAACCAGCGGAATTGGAAACACTCAGCTCAATGCGGTAAAAGATACCAGAACCGCATTCCTGAATCAGCTTGATGCGGCTAACCCGACCTACAAAAATGCTCGGCGCGTCTGGGCATCTGACACCGCAGTGATGGATGCGATGGAGGAAGGTCGAACCGTATTCAATAAGAGCGCTAAAGACGTTGACGTTCTTCTCAATGATATGAAGACGATGACGAGGTCGGAGCTTGAAGGGCTGCGCCTTGGCGTTATGCAGAACCTCTTAGATCGAATGGGCGGCGCTCAGGCGGCAGCGACCATCGTCG